TGACTATTTGGTTTTTTTTGTCATATATTTCCTAGGCGTTCTAGTTTGTTAATTATATTAGTTTTATTTAATATTTAGTTTTTATATTAGCTCTTGTTAAATAAGTTTGCACTGGGCTTTCTTTTCCAAATTCTTGTTTTAAAAATTCTTTAACTTTTTCCACATTTCTTATGTCGTCGTCCGAAAACCCTATTTTTGGTATCACAAAATTATTTGTCACGTCATTTTTAAATAAAACTTTACCACCCACAATTTGTGACAATTGTTTTACATAAATAATAAACTCTCTAAGAGCATTTATCTTACCCTCTTCAGGATTTGCTTCAGCACCTGTACCAAAAGAAACTGGATGGAATTTACACATGTCTAAATAATCTTTTATTAATGTATCATCATCCTTAATGTCTTCACCCGCAATCTCTCTATAATCTTTTAATGATTGAACCAATTTTTCTTGGTCTATTCCCCCAACATCATTTTTAATTAATTTATAAACAGCCTGTTTTAGAACGTTTGGATTGTGACCACGTGCAGTGATGATGGCAAATACGGACCCTCCATTTATACACTCCACAAAGTCACTCCAAGAAGGACCGAACCCCGCTGACATAATATCTATTAAAAATTGTTTTTCACCTTCTTGTCTAAAAAATCTAAAAGGATTGTTTGCAAACGATACTATTTTTTTACCATTATATATAAAAGGTTTCACACCAATATCAGTTCTGTGTTCGGCAAAATCGTCAGTTGACATACCAACCTCATTACCTTCACCATCCAAAACCATTATCTTTGTTGGCATATTTAAAACATTATCGTCCCAATCAAAAGCATAATATTTGTGGTCTGGTAATTTATTAGGGTCCAAACCTTCTATTAGTCTTCTAAGATTTTTTTTAACAATTAACGAAAGCATTATTTTTTCTTAAGAATTTTTTGTATTACTCTTTCTAATTGTGATTCTGTAACAATAACAGATTGAGGTTTTTCAGAATAATTCTTTAAACCGTTTGTTTTTAAGTTCATGTTTTCGAACAATATTTTTTTACTAAATTTCATATTTCTTTTTTTTTTATAAATATGGGTGGAGTAAAAACCCCACCCATATGTAAGTTTATTAAATATTTTCGAATGAAGCTCCTGATGGTGTAATCAAGAATTCAATATCGATGAATTCTAATGCTTTAGTTGGTTTCAAATAAATCTTACCCGTCATTTGGTTTCTATCTAAATCTTCAGGTGTATTTGTTACCACAACTCTAAAGTCAATCAAACCTCTATCTCTTCTAATAGAATCCAATATTGGGTTAACCGAATCCAAGAAGTCTTGTCTAACTTTATCGTCGTTTTGTTCAAACAACAATCTAACCGCTACCGCTGAAATCAACTTACGAGCTTGTAACAACAATCTTCTTACGTTAATTCTATCAAGTGCAGATTCAGCAATTTGAGTAGTTTTGTTACCCCAAATTACAGTTCCAACATCAGAGAAAGTTGCAATTGGGTTGATATGACCTTGATACAATGTATCTCTGTCTTCCTGTGTAAGCTTCTTTCTAGCTTTAATTGCGTTTACAATACCTCTTGTATAACCCGCAGATGCGAACCAAGGGAATGCAATGTTATCAGTTAAAGCCAAGTTTCTACAAACTTCCGCAGTTGGAGGAAGATAAATCTGTGTATTATTAACAGTATCTCTTGTTAATACCCATGGGTAATATGTTGCGGTGTAGTTAGAATCTATACCTGTTCCTTCTAAGTTATCAACAGCTTCTTGAGGGTAAACCAAATTATCCGCAGTTGAAGTATTTGGAACAAACATATTATAGTCAGGACAAGTTGTAATATACAATGAGTCAGCTCTTTGTGTTTCAATCATATCAATCGCGTCTTCAACTAAGTTTGAGTTACTAACGAAATCTATACCTGGAGTTACAAATATGTTAATATTTACAGCTTCAGGGTTCGCAAATGTTTGTTGACCCAATAAATAAGCGTAATAGTCAGTGTTAGCCCAATCAGTAGAGTTATTACCTACAGTAATTTTCTTAAACGCTCCCCAACCTGTAGCTGTTGGGAATTGTGATGTTGGTGCATATCCCTTCAAGAAACCTGAACCACCTAAGATAAAGTTATCACCGTTAGTTCTGTACTCTCTGTAGATATCCCAACCATCAAAACCACCAGCAGGTACTAAAGTGAACTTTCTTGAATTCAATCTATAGTATGGACTAGTACTGTCTGTAGGTTCAGATGTAAACGACGCATCACCAACCTCAAATGCCGATGTACCTGATGTAGAATAACCATTAGGTATTGTAACCACAGTTGCTCCCGAATCTAAATGGAATCCTTTTGAAAGGAACGCCCAAGGATTTGAACTTGTTGCAGTTGCAATGTTAGTTGGATTTTGTTTACCTTTATAATTGAAATATTCTTGGTCTATACCCACACTACTTGAAATACCCAAATAGGTTCTTGTCACTTTATCTCCACCACTAACCCCTTGAGAACCAAAAGGAGGATAAGTTGTTGGGTCACCAGCAGTTTCATAATATGTTTTATAAACAGGGAATGCTGGAGTTGCTCCATTGTAAATTCTTAATGGGTAACCTCTGAAACCACACGGTAAAGCGTCTATTGGTGCTTCAGTATTAATTTCAACCATTATGAATTTAGAACGAGATGCATACTCTCCGTCACTTGTACCAATCTTAACACCAATAAAGTTGTTGTTGCTTGGGTTCATAGAACAGTTTGTGAATTTTTCTATAAACACAGGATTTTGGTCGGTGTCATTAAAATCACGAACTCCAACATCAAAAGTTCCGTTAGCGAATGAAATGTTTAATATTGATACCTTTATTTCTGCGTTAGCAGCATTTCCGTCAGATATTGAAATGAACTTAAATAGGTCATAAACTGTATTACCCCTTAATTCAGAAACTAAATAAGGAGTTTCAGGAGTTTGGTATTGCTCCAAATACCAACCAATAGATGTATTTGTTGAATTGTCATCTTGAGCCGATGGAAGAGAAGTTAAACTATTATTCAATCCTCTTACATAACCCATGGAGTAACCATAGTTTAACATGTTTGAGAAACTTTCCTCAACAAACAACGGAACTTCAGTTCTTGTCTTACCAAAGTTAGACAATCCAAATACCTTACCCAAGTAATTAGTATCTGTAGCATCCAACGAAGTTGTAAAGTTAAAGGTTTCATCCTCATAGGTGATACCTGAAATTGCGAATTGACCGTAAGGAGTCTTACTTGTACCTGAATATGTACCTGTCAAATCAATTATTACATCAGTAGTACCTGTAACTTGGAAGTCAGGATTTGTCGAGTCATTGTACATTGATATACCTCTTGAACGTAATGTTGCCAAAACAATATCATTCCATTCTGTATAAGCAGTTCCAATTTGTGAAAATCCTGATACAGAAACTGAACCCGAGAACTGACCCGCATTTCCAAATGCGGTTCCTGATAGTGAATTTATCCTTGTGGAGAAAGAATATCCTGTATATGCATTACCTGACTGTAGACCAAACTGAGCGTAATACCAAGCATCATTTGTTCTTGCTGAGTATGTAGTTAGGGAGTCCTTTAAACTAGGAACCCCGTAAACGTTAGTAAGAGCACTCCATCCACCACCTGTTAATGTATTATAGTGGTTATCTGGTATTGTACCAAACACATAAGCTGTGTTAGCACTTGTTGATGTAGAAGAGAACACACCCGATAAGAAAGTTCTCAATTGAGTATCAATAGTAGTTGTAGTTCCTGCTGATAAAGTAATAGTATCGTTTAAGTTAGGGTAGAACACCGCAGGTCCCAAACCTGTAAATGTAATTGAGGAAGTTGCTCCTGTAGAACCTGTAAAAGTTGCAATTACTTCAGTTTTAACCGCACTTTGTGAAACGGAACCACCACTAACGTTAGCAACAGAAGTGATAGACCACGATGGACCCGCATCATATCCTGATAATCCCAATACCCTTGTTACAAAAAGTTGATTGGATTGTTGTAGATAAGATTTAGCTATGTAGGCCGCTTCATACTTTGGAATTTGTGTATTAACAAATTTTTCGGGTAATGTGCCGCCAAACACTGCTTGAAATTCATCGAAACTTGTAATAAAGATTGGCTCGAAAGCTGGACCTTTAAGTGTTTCTCCTACGATACCTAATGTTGTAACACCAACACTTTGTGCTACAAAAGATAAATCACGTTCTGAGGTGTAGACCCCAGGTGAAACGAATACTTTATTGGATGTTGCCATTATTCTTAAATTTTTCTTTTAATCTGTTTTATTTTATACATAAATATTGTTGATTTTTTCAAAAATCTTAGTATACCGCTTATATTTATAATACGGTAGGAATAAATTCTGCCTTTTTTCTGCCTTATGAAAAAAACCCCCAAGAAAATAAAGAACATCAAGATTTCCGTTGAGTCTCACAAAATTCTAAAAGATTATTGTGATAAAAAAGGTTTTAAAATTTATGGGTTCTTAGAAAAATTAATAGGTGAAAATTGTGAGACAAAGAAAGACATATACGGAGACCCATTAGACTAACTTTTGGTCAAAAAGTATAGAGGCGTCTTCGGATGGGTTATCATAAGTAATTTGGATTCGTAACTCATCACCTGTATTAGTTTGAAAATATTGTAAATCGGAACCCACAAAATTATTATTGATGTAAACATCATAGGTGTCAACATTAGTGGTATCTACTTGATAGAAATCAAAGTTATACGCAATTTGGTCGGTCAATTGAGTATTACCATTTAAAAACTGAAACAACCCAGGAATTGTGTTCTCATCACCCAACGGGTATTTTGCTTTTCTTTGTTTAGTTTTTACAGAAATATCTACCATCTGTAAAAGTCTTGAAACCGCTGGTGCTACCTCAAACTGTTCCTCATCTAATAATACACCCATCATTTTAAAAGTATAACTTTGGATATAATATCTTCTTTTTTGTAAATTGTTTTCTGAACTATCACTAATAGATTCAAGAGTTATGGGAATAAATCTACCGTTTATATTTGTATATGCTTGTTTAGAACCAAACTTTTCCAATACAATTTTATTGAAAGCATTTAATTCTCTCATTCTATTTGCAAATATTTTTACATCGTAAGTAATATCAACAGGAGTCGGCTGTGGTATTTTATAAACATCATATCCATTTCTTGCACCATCAAAAGTTGGTACAAGAGCATATTGAAATGTTGGTCGACCTGGTATTTTAAATGACGTACCTTGGTTTGTACCATATGGTGTTTCAGGTTTTCTTACTGTCGCAATAAATGGCGGAGAAATATTTGAATCTAAATCCTGAAAATTCCAAGTTTGAGTAAACTGAGCCCAGTTTTGTGTTGTAATTATTACATCAACGTTATTAACTTTTTTTCCATCAACAGATATTCCCAAATCATTTTTAACAAAATCCAACATACCCCTATCCAAATCTGAATGGTATATCCCCTTTGGAAGATATGTTCCGTCCTTTTGAATTATTTCCAATAATTCTTGTCTTCTTTCACCCAATATTTTTTTAGGTGTTAAGGAAATGTCCTTTAATCTCTTTTTCGGAAGTGCCATTATATTCCTCTGAATTCGTCTTCATTTACTGGTGTACAAACAAATGTTTTATAAAAAGGTTTGTAACCACCGTAAGTATGTTTATTGTCTGATACAATCCTTCCATCATCAGCAACCGAATAATATCTCATTCTATTTTCTGTTTCCGCATATCCAACATAGTCACCGTATTGTATTTGAACATTTAGCTCTTCTAAATGATGTAGATAAACACTTAATTTCATATTACCAGGTTCAGTTTGTGTAAGTCTCGAATCACCAAAAGTTGCTTGACTCGGAGCTTCGACTTGTACGTACCCCTTAATCTCAACAGGGGGTAAAAACGAAATACCGTCCTTTAACGCTTCACCATAAACATCGTCTTGGTTTGTTTTTGACCTGTCTACACGATATAACACTACCGTAAAATTCATATCCCCAAATAACCACTCTTCACCCATGGCAATATTTAATTGAAAGTCCTTTTCACCAAAGAATTTGGATATTCGAGTAATTGGTACCTTATTAGTCATTATTGATAAATACACGAAAATTGATTATTATTATAAAGATTGATGTCAGATAGTTCACCAATAGAATTAGTCTCACTTGTAGAACAAAAAGCTCTTAACGTTTTAGAGAGCTATAATGGTGCGAACAATTATATACTTAAATTAAAAAATATTTACGGACCAAACAAAAAAGGCATACCCACAAGAAGTCAATCCGATTATATAATAACCTATCAAAATGTTGTTCCAAAAGTTGCAAGAAAATGGGTTGAACTTGATAGTTATTTTTCAGAAAAAATTGCAAACGAAAAATTATATACCGAACCACCTAAACAAGTTTGGGTTGAAAAACTATTAGTTGAGAAAGACAAAGCTTACCATGTTTGGGGTAAATTCTTCGAGAGTGAACAACTATCAGAATTTTGGATTCCAAAAGTTGCAATTATTAAAAACCCCGAACAATACTATAAAGAAATTGATTTTTCAAAGTATTCACACAGACCATTATTATCACACCAAATAGAAGCGGTAAACAAACTTGTAAGAACAAAAAGATTTATTTTGGCTGATGACATGGGTTTGGGTAAAACAACCTCAACTGTTGTGGCGGCATTAGAAACTGAAGCAAAAAAAATACTTGTTATTTGTCCTGCGTCGTTAAAGATAAACTGGCAAAGAGAAATTCAAAATTACACTGATAGACCAACTTTTATTTGTGATGGAAAAAAATATGAAGATTCAGATTTTGTAATAATAAATTATGACATCATCAAAAATTTTCATGACCCCGAAAATGAACAAGACTCATTAATATTAAAAAGTAAATTTGATTTAATAATAATTGATGAAGCACATTACATTCAGAATAAATCAGCACAAAGAACAAAATTAATTAATAGTTTTGTTAAAGATGTTGATAGATTGTGGTTACTAACAGGTACGCCAATGACCTCAAGACCGATGAATTATTATAATCTTTTAAATTTGGTTGAGTCTCCCGTTGCGGCAAATTGGATGGCATATGTTAGAAGGTATTGTAATGGATATCAGTTCAAGGTTGGTAACAGAAAAATATGGAATGTCACAGGAGCTTCAAACCTTGAGGAGCTAAGAGATAGAACATCAAAACAAGTATTAAGAAGATTAAAAACCGAGGTTTTAGATTTACCCGATAAGATTATTACACCCGTATATTTGAGATTAAAATCAAAAGAATATGAAAGTTTAATGGGTGAATATTACGATTGGTATGATAAAAATCCCGATGAAAGTACGTCATTAACTGTCCAATTTACTAAACTCACAAAAATAAGACAGATAATTGCAAGTGAAAAAATAAACTCAACAATAGAATTAATAGAAAATATTTTAGAACAAGATAAAAAAGTAATAGTTTTCACAAACTTTACAGAAACATTACATACAATACATTCACATTTTGGAAAAAAATCAGTTTACCTTGATGGTTCTTGTAGTCCAAAACAAAGACAAGATGCAGTAGACAATTTTCAAAACAATGAAGAAATTAAAGTGTTTGTTGGAAACCTAAAAGCTGCAGGTGTAGGTATTACATTAACCGCAGCCGAAGCAGTTATTATGAATGACTTATCATTTGTACCATCAGACCACTCACAAGCTGAGGACAGAAGTTATAGATATGGACAGAAATCAAATGTTTCTGTTTACTATCCAATATTTGAAAACACAATAGAGGCGATTATATATGATATTTTAAATCACAAAAAAAATATATTTGAAACCGTAATGGGTGATAATCAATCAAGGGCTGATGTCGTACAAGAAATTATGAGTAGAATTAATGAGCGTATGTAAAGTTTTGTGTGTGTCTATTTATTTATAATAAAAGAAACAACATGAAATTGAAAAAGTTAGAAGCCGAAATTGAAGAAGTACAAAGTTTAATAGAAGGAACAGAAAACAAAAAAGAACAACTTCAAGAAGAACAAAAAGAAATTATTAGTGAAATGAAAAAAATAGGAATTGAAAAATTACCATATTCCTATTCATCACTTCAAAGATTCATTGACCCAAAAACAATGAATATCCATTACAACAAACACTATAAAGGTTACGTTGATAAATTAAACAAAGCTTTAGAAAAACAAAAAGACAATGACTTGGACCTTGAAGAAATAATAAAAAGTATTTCAAGATTCAATAAAACTGTTAGAAATAATGCTGGTGGAGCATTTAACCACGCATTGTTTTGGAAAATGTTAACACCAAAAAGACAAAAAATTAAAGGTGAAATTCTCGACAAAATCATCAAAGATTTTGGAACTTACGAAGAATTTAAAAAACAATTTATTGAAAGAGCTAAATTAAATTTTGGTTCAGGATGGTGTTGGTTAGTTTTAACAAAATCTAACAGGCTTAAAATTGTAACTACCCCAAACCAAGACAATCCACTTATGAATATTGTTAAAGATGGTGGATATCCACTTTTAGGTTTGGATTTGTGGGAACATGCATATTATTTAAGATACCAAAATAAAAGAGACGAATACATAGAAAAGTTTTTTCTTGTTGTAAATTGGGAATTTGTTAATACTCTCTATACAAGTAAAACTGAAAAAAAATTAAAAGAAGAAGAATTAGTTAGGGAAATTTTATCCGAAGGACAAAAAAGTATGGGGTGTAACACAACACAAGTTAAAGAAATTAATAGATTGTTTTCAACAAATCCACAAGTTAAGTACAAATTCATGAACACAATAAATTCAATAATGAAGAGTGTGTTTCCTGAATATTGGAAAGAAAAAGATGAGTATGAACCAGGTTCAATGTCAGGAATTTATGATTATGGAACCAAAGGTCGTTCTGTACTTAACAAATTAAATACAAATTATAGCTCATTCTGTATACTACTAAATGACTTGAATGTTTTTTTGAAATCTAAAGAAAAAGAACAAATTATTTTTCCACCAAATGATAAAGAAAAACAAATGGAACAAATGGAAAGATTTTCTAATTATTTGTTTTTACTTAAAGACAGAATTTTCAATATGGAAACTTCTAAAACTCTACAAGAAATTTTGAAAAAATTAAAAGAGACGGACGAGAGAGGTGAAAGAAGAGAAGACGCAACAGTAATTGAATTGAAGAAAATATTCAACACGGATAAGGTTGAAAAAATTGGTGGGTTAGGGAATGAAGAAGATATGATATCGGGTGTTGATGCAATTATTGAACTTGACGGTGTTAGAAAAACCGCACAAATAAAACCATTTAGTTATACAAAAGATATTTCAGATAGTGAAGTTATGGTTTTTGGTGCTAGCGCACCCAAAAAGTATAAAACTGATTTTATTGTTTTCAATAACCCAAGTAAAACTATTGTATTTAAAAACAACGCAACAAAAATATTAGATGGTAATTACGTTTTCCCAAAAGATAGCGAAATTAAATCTGTTTAATATTTATAGTTAATGACTGTAATACAAGAACCCGAAAGAAGTAAATTATATAGACGTATCAGAACTCTACTTGGTGCTCCTGTTAGGGGTGTTGAATTAGAAGATGAACAAATGGATTCACTAATGGAACTCGCTATTGGTGACTATACACAATACGTATTGAATTGGTTAATTGATGCTCAATGGACATCATTAAACGGACTGAACTTGGATGAACGTTCTGTTGCAAATGCACTCATTACACGTTCATTGGATTGGGAAACACAATACACATACGCTTATTCTAAGATTGTTGGTCTTCAGGCTGGTGGTCCTTGGGTTTTGAAAAAAGATTACTTTGACTTAAAACCAAATCAACAACTATATGAAATACCAGCGGGTAGAGAAATCAATGAGTTACTTTGGTTCCAAAGAGCTGAACTTAATGATACCTTTTTTGACCCGTTTATGGGTGGTCTATATGGATTTGGTGGTACAGGGCTGGGTGGTCCCGCAGGATACGCACAATTTGGTGTTGGTGGAAGTTATTTTATGATGCCAGCATTTGACGTTGTATTAAGAATGGCGGATAGAAATCTGAAACAAAGAATAATAATTGGTGATTTAACATATAGAATCACAGCAGCACCTGACGGTAAAAAGATTGTACACCTATATAATGTACCTGGTGGTAGGTTTGATTTTTCTAATATTCAGTTCAATTCATATAGATGTTGGTATTGGTATTACGATACAACTGATTCCAATAGAAATGATTGTTTAGCACAAAATCCAGATATAGTTAAATTACCATCTGATGTTCCATTAGATGAATTAACTTGGTCAGAATTAAACACACCCGCACAACAGTGGGTTAGAAGATGGTTTACCGCATATTGTAAAGAAACACTATCAAGGATTTGGGGTAAGTATAGCGGTAATTTAAAAACACCTGACTCAGAACTTACATTAGATTACACTTCTCTAGCGACGGAAGCAAAAGATGAAAGAGCAAAATTGATTGAGGAGTTGATAGGTACCGAAGGTCAATTAACAAGATTGAGACCTGAAAAAGTTATGGAACGTGAGGCCCTACTTGCAGAAAACTTAAACAAACAACTTAAATTCAGGGCGTTTCCTGGAAATTATTACGTAATTTAATGCCACTTTTAAGAAGTATCCCGTCAAAGAAAATAATAAATGGACATGAAGTTAATACTTCAGAAAATTTATTGATATCTGAAAGTTATTACAAAACAAATGGCGAATACGCAATTGTGATTAAAGGTGTTGATTATTGTGAATTGGTTTTAGATAGTAAAACAACCGACCATGTTGTGGTTAAGGCGCTAACAAGAGTTTTAATAAAGCCCGACAAAAACAAAATTGATGAAGAATACGATGAAGTAGAAATCAACAAAGGTGCTTGTGTCGAGTTCTACTTCATGGGTGGCTCTTGGTACATATTATCTTCAGATGGTCTCAAATTGAGCTAATTTTTCTTCCCAACCTTCTTCCGCTAATTCATACATATAGTTAGGTTCCAAACCTCTTTTCTTCCAATAATTAATTTCATCAGGAGAAATATCTAAAACATCTTCTTTTAACCTGTCTTGGTCACCATCACCTAAAGGATATCCGTTAACAAGTTCACACTGTTCTTTAGTGAAAAATTCTCTTTTTGATGGGTCATCAATTAATAAAACATCTCTAACATCGTCTTTGAAAACAACCATCAAAGGTTCCAATCTTTTATTAAAAGTTGCAACAGCTCTTGGTACATTGTATTCGCCAACCATATCAGGGTTTTTTTCTAACTCTTCATTTTCCAATCTATAACAATTGATTTGTAAATTATCACCCTTTTTTTGAACATCACCGTGAGAAGCTCTTGAACCATTATTAACGTAGAAAATCACATCACCTAAGTTTACGTTTAATCCATCTCTAATTGCTAACTCCATGTGTGCCATCCTTGACATTAAATTACCCGCCTTAGTTTTTTGAGTGCATCTTGTTCTATAGTCATCCAAAGTGAGTTTAACTTTTGCTCGTGATGCAATAAGTTTCAAAGGAACTTTCATATCTACAATTTTTTGTAGATATTCATAATAATACTCAACAAATTCCTGACCCTTACCATTCAATAACAACTTAAGACCTTTATCCAAAAACTCTTCAATATATAACGGCAACTTTTTAGATTTAATTGTATTACCAACAAGTTTGATTTTACCTTTGTCTGTCATAAGAGCGTAATTTTTACGAGCTACGTTAATACATGATGGCCAAACACCATCATTATCAAGAGCCATTTCACCTCTCATAAATAAGTCATTATATTCCGCAATGTCAGCAGCTGCTCCCGTATATTCTTTACCTTCTTTAACCTTCCAATTGTTACCACGACCAATATATTTTCGAGTCTCAATATCTGAAGGTGCTGAGAAGTTTACACCGTCAGTATCCATTACAAGAGGTTGATATCCACGAGCCATAAAGAACTTAATCATCTGACGTAAGTATTGTCTACCCGTACATGTGATTTGTTCACCCATATACATATCACCCCAATGAAATACTTGAGGGGCAGACAAAGCACCGAACATCGAGTTAATAAAAATCTTAATTGGTAACTGCTTGTTTGAATATGTTTCAGAAAGTTTTGGGTCTGTTTTTTCATATTTTTCCGCCAATTCCTTATAGTGAATACGAGTATCACGGAAGTACTTTAACATTCCTTTCATCGCCCCTGTAACATCACATTTAGGAAATACATCGTGAACCAACTGAATGGAGGGGTATAGTGAACTAAAGTCAAGTTTGAGTACGTTTGTAGAATATCCTACTTTAAGTAATCTTGAAAGACCACCAACAAAGTCTGTCTTACCTTGTTTTTCAGGTATTGCCAAACCATGTTTGTACGACCATGCAACCATCAACATTTTCCAAAGAGTTGCGGTACCCATTGTAGATACACGTTCATATGTTGTTGGAATCATGGATGCAAGTAAGAAAGATGCTTGGTTAAATTCTTTATCAACCAACAGAGTTTCTTCCAAGTCATCATCAAGATATCTTTCAACTATATTATCACCCGTGGTCTTAATGTAAGTGTCACTTCTTCGAGAACAAATGTCATCAACTTTTGGGTCCAAACCAACCTTTTTGTAATTACCATTCTTAATATTTAACCAATATTCTTCTTTCTTTTTATATAAAGAACCAATATCTGTGTGTTGAATATAAACACGGTCCTCAGCTTCGAGGTCCAAATATTGTGTTATATATTTCAAACCAGCAGCTTTGATGTTTGAGTTAATTGCTTGTGCTCTACGAACAGAGTGTAGGATATCAATTACATTATATCCCCAAATAGAGGTTTGTTGATAATCTTCTATTTCGTTAGCTAACTTAAGTATTTGCTTTGTTTGAGTTATACTCTTTTCGGGATTGAGTGAGTGACACACTTTCTTTATGTCCAGACCAAGAGCTTTGCATCTTTCAAATATCCAATACCAGTCAAAGTTAAATGAGTTATATCCACCAATAATTGAAGGTCTAAGTTCGTCAATTACTTTAAAAAACTCAATAATACCTTCTCTTTCTTGGTCTTCTTCCATACATTCAATTACTCTATGGTAACCTTTGTTTGTCTTTAATCCAATCATGAATATACGACCGTCCTTTGGCTCAAGTGAGGTCGTTTCTAAGTCGAATACCAATCGAGTTACTTCATCATAGTCGGCAAAACCTTTGAATAATCGTTTTTCTTTTTGAACCAAGAATTGTTCTACAGGTGGTAACATTAAGATTTTATCTTTCATCTTTTCACCCCACGGGTCTAATCCACCATCCCTGAAAAACTGAATTAGAGTTCTATAACCTTTGAGTGATTTAACCATAAATGTAAGACCTCTTTCAAGTCTCTCATCACCCATGGTTTCAAGTTTGTCTATTACGATTCCATACTTGGACATCGCCTCTTTTTGTAAACCTTTTGAACCTTGATAAAAGTTTAAACCTCTCAAGTCTCCAACCCAAGCAAAGGCAACAAACGTATCCCTTTGGATTGATTTTCCCTTACCAGGAATTTCTTTAATTTTGTAAATGTAGTCTGATTGATAATCGAATTCTATCGACGTGATGAATTCTTCGGGGTCAGCACCCTCCAAAAACTGCTTAATTTCTTCTTGTGATATCATATTTTCCTTTCCGAGTGGTGTATTAGCTGCCGCGGTTCACGACATTTACCTTACTCATTCATGGATAAATATAATTTGGTGAAGTTGTATTATCAACAACAGTATTGAGTTTTTATAAACGAATCTGTTACGTTTATGTATAAGTTTTCTCTTATTGGAACAATTAGTTCACCCTGAGATGTTGTCACACTAAATTCCCCTAAAAATCTACCTGTAGATTTTGTGTCTTTATCTGTGAATTTGTAATAAATGTAATATTCTACAGGGGCATCAGGATTGTCTAATAATTTTTCTACAATGTATGCTGGTTTAGATGCAATTTTTAATATTCCGTCTCCTTCATTTCTCATTGAGAATGTAATTACAGCATTTTCTAAATCCTCCATAAAATTACGGAAATCATTTCTACCATCCTTTACTATTTGCATTTTTAGGATGGGTAATGTAGCACCTTTTTTGATAAAAAATTCCATTATATATAAATATAAAATATTTTCAATTATGTTGGGGACTGAGTTGGTGTGTTTGTCGGAGTTTCAGTAGGAGTACTTGTTGGAGTTTCAGTAGGAGTACTTGTTGGAGTTTCTGTAGGAGTACTTGTTGGCGTTTCTGTAGGAGTACTTGTTGGAGTTTCAGTAGGAGTACTTGTTGGAGTTTCAGTAGGAGTACTTGTTGGAGTTTCAGTAGGAGTACTTGTTGGCGTTTCTGTAGGAGTACTTGTTGGAGTTTCAGTAGGAGTACTTGTTGGCGTTTCTGTAGAGGTTACAGAAATTGTTGGCGTGATGGTTTGGGTGTTGGTTGGAGTATTAGTTGGTGTCTCGGTAGGGGTATTAGTCGGTGTATCTGTAATTGTTGGAGTTATTGACGGAGTTACGGATATTGTTGGTGTGTTAGTTGGGGTATTAGTTGGGGTTGATGATGGGCATAACCCCAAATCTACAACAGTCATTGAATTAACACCGCCAGTTCTAATCACACTGTTTTTCTTAGCACATAGATAAACATCAGGATTTGGTTGTAAAATATTTCCTGAAATTAATATTCCATTACAGTCAATATATGAATAAATAACATCCCCAATACGCGAACTATTTATTAATTTATAATTTTGACAACCTTGGTAATCGTAAGTTGGTGTAATACTTGGTGTAACCGTAGCAGTTGGCGTTAAAGTTGGTGTAAAGGATAGGGTTGGTGTTATTGATGGTGTTATTGATGGTGTTATACTTATTGATGGAGTAATTGTATTTGTTGGGGTAATACTTGGTGTTATTGAAGGTGTCGGGGTTGGACAAGACGGACAATCAAAATTAAATAAATCATACTTATCTTTTAAAATTCTATAATTATGTTGAATTTGTGATGATACTAATGGCATTACATACATCCTAAATTCAGATATTCCACCCATAAAAGTACCACCAAAATTCTGTTCGATTAAAATTGGTGTAGTTAATCCTGACAAACTAGTACCACTCAGTGTATTTTCACACATAACTTCAGGGTCTTGAATATAAGCACCTGTTGCCCCTGAACAACCACTGAAGGTTAAAGATTCTCTTAATCCAAAGGTTCCCCCACCCCAAGAAATATTAAATGGAACCCCCACTTGTTTTTCCTTCTCTTCGTTCAACTCCCTTGGAATAATCTCTTCGAAGTTTTCAATCTTCATAAATCTCTTTCCATTCACATAGAAAGTTAAGTCACCTAATCTGTAATTTCTTTGCTCCAACCATTTTCTTTGTAGACTGATAACCTCTACTTTGCTTGGATATGTATTTCCTGAATGAGTTGATGGAGGAGTTATTAAAGATACCGTTCTATCAACAGTAGATGCGGTATAAATCAATTTCCTCATACCACCTAAACCACCTTCGTTAATCAAATCGCAATCTTCAAGAGTTTGATATCTACTGAAAACAACATCAATCATTACCCACTTTTCTATACCTGTACTACCTGTGTTACAAGTATCATATATACCCTCCGTGGAACATATTTCAGTTATTGTATAACCCGTTTCGTAAGTTAAACCTGTGTTTAAACAAGTACCAGTTGTTTCACAATTTCCTGTCCAAATCAAATATTTAACACATAGACGTGGATTAGACGGGTCACCACTTAATCGGAACGACAAAGCGTTAGAATATGTATCCAATTCTGTATCTCTTTCAGTTTGCAAAATTTCTTCAGTAGAACAGTTTTGATGTATGGTTATTGCAGATAATGGATAGACTGTAAAACATTGTGCGTTAGTAACCCCAGTGTCTGAACAAGCACAGGTGTTAATACACTCGGCAGACAAGGACGATGTTACTCTCGTATAACCAGTATTACCTGAGTTTGAACCTGATGCGTAGTGCCAAAATTTATTTTCAGCCCTTGTACCCATATAGAAAAAAGTACCTGAGTTTTCAGGATACAATGTATTCAAAAACGTTTGACCCGTTGTTGGGACGTACTCATCAACCAATCTAGGTTTTAACAACATTTCAACGGTCCAACCCTTATTCATTCTTTCAGGTAAAACCTTATAATCATAACCATATAGTTGATAAAAACCTTGTAAATAACCACCGTACAGTTCATAGTATTGACCAATGGTATCCGCTGTTTTAGTTGTTATATTATAAAGTGTTTGTGCGGTAATTCCTGAAAATCTTACATTTGGACTTTGAGTGTATCCCGTCACAGGTCTCATTTTAAATCTTCGGTCATAATACAAAGGATTGAACTTATAATCATTCCTAATACCCATTGAATAATACAATGTTTTTCCTGTCATCCCTGTAACTAAACCGTTATCAATTCCCGTTAATCCAATATCACAAGTTCCTGTAAATGCACTATAACAAGTATCATTTAATATATCGTCATTATAATTGTTTAAAGACACTAAAGTATTTCCTGTAAGATATTGACCGTAATTTAAACTTAGATTTTGTGACGAACCACTATTCGATAATTCTATATTAATTGGTAACTTTTGTCCGTCTGAATAGGCAATCAACTGGTCTGAGAACACAACTTCTTCATCGTATTGTTTTTCATCCGCCACTAAGAAAAAGTCAGTATACTCACTATCATCGGTTAAAGCGTCAAATCTCCTAAAATAAAAGTTGTTAATGTTCTGTGTTGCCATTCATAAATAAATACGAAGATTATTGTATTTATAGTAAAACTAGTTTGATTAATGGCACACAAATATAAAACAAAACAACAAGCAGCCCTAAAAGCCAAAGAACTTGGTTGTGTTGGTGTTCATGAAATGAAAGATGGGTCTTTTATGCCATGTAAAACACATCAAAAATATTTGGAGAAAACAAAAGAAGAAAAACCATCAGGTGAATTAGATGAATTGGTAGATTCTGATGGGACTTTTCTAAGCTCCAAGATACCAATTTTAGACCCACATTTACACCCAAAGAAAACAATGGACCAAACAGTTTCTATGGCTAGAAACGTTTACGACATTTTTAGAATGGGTTATAGAAGATATTTTTATGAAGAAGATATGAGTAAAGTTTTTGGTCGTGAAGAAGACACTGATTTTATGTCATATGATGAAACAGTCAATTTTTTGTCTGACTTATTAGGTATTGAGGATGTTAAATCAAAATCCAAGAAAAAAGAAATTGAATCTGATGCTGAAGAAAGAGCAAAAGAAATGGGTAAAATCCCTGGTAAGAAAAAAATTCAGAGATTATTTGAAAAGGAAGAAGATGTTAAGGAAGACATTTTAGTTAGAAAAACCAAAACAAATGGAGAAGTAAGTCCAAAAGAAAAAATTTCATCTAAAATTTTA